CTCACGGCCCTCGTGGAGTATAACTGATGTCACAATCCAGCCATTCCGTTGGTAACGTATCCGCCCCCGCCTTCCGCACGGCGATGAACGCATCATTGCAGGCGTTGGCGTCTCTCAACTCTGGGGCTACAGCACCTGCCACGACTTATGCCAATATGTTTTGGTATGACACAGCGGCGAACATCCTCAAGATGCGGTCTGAAGCAGACGATGCTTGGATCAACGTGGCCTATGTCGATCAGTCTGAGAATGCCTGGCGGGTGCTAGATAACACGCAGGTTGTTAATACATCAGGGACAACCATAGGGTACTTAGGCGTTCATGCAACGTCTGTTTGGCAGTCTGGCGTGGACACTGAAAATAGACTTGTGTCCCCTGCTAAGGTGAAGGCGGCGATTGAGGCTTTGGTGCCTGCTGGCTACTCTGACGCACAAGCTAGGGCTGCGCAGGCTGGTCATTCTGCTGGGGGCGTTGGGTCTTACGGGTTTTTCTTTAATAATAACTATTCAACGGTAAATAACGTAAACACCACAAAAAATCCAGGACACCTTGAGGCTGGCAGCTTCTTAAGATGGTCGGGTGCTGATCCGTACTCTACATTCGGTTTATTCGCAACAGCCCCAAGCGGAACTTGGAGATTGATGGGTTTCTTTGATTATAGAGAAAATAGCGATAATGAACAGACAGCATCCCCACGGTTTAGCCTTTACTTGAGGGTATCATAATGGAAAATCGCAACCCTATCTTTATTGAAGACGGTCGCATTAATTGCGAAATTGAGCATCCACAATATGGCTGGATACCGTTCACAGCATCACCTGACGATGTTGAGCCTTTGGGCCGTGATTTGTTTTCTAAACTTAAAGGCTCCGCAGCACCTTACGTTGCACCACCTCCCCCACCTCCCCCACCCCCGCCCACACAAGCCGAGCAGGAAGCCAAACGCCAGTCAGCATACACCGCTGAAGCTGACCCGTTGTTCTTCAAGTGGCAGGCTGGTGAGGCGACAGAAGTTGAGTGGCTGGCAAAGCGTGAGGAAATCCGCACAAGGTTCCCTTACCCCAACGCTGGCTAACAGCGACCTTTCCACACGACCAAAATCGCGCTATAGTGCGCACATCTTTTAACAGCGGAGGCCAGCATGGCTACTCTTGATAACAGAGTGTTTGACAACGGCCTGACCGTTCTCGACACAGAAGCGAACGCAATTCACGTCACGTCTGCCGAGGCAACCAGCTTTGCAAACGTGGCTGCTGTAACTCTGGGCAACAGTACCTCGCTGTCCATCGGTGCGCCCGCAGATCGCGCTGGCGGTGGTCGTGAGGTTGTCGTGGCTGCTATCACTGATGGCTCAGTCACAGGCACTGGCACTGCAACCCACTACGCCATTGTGGACACTGTGAACAGCCGTCTACTGGCAACAAGCACCCTGACAGCATCGCAGTCTGTCACATCTGGCAACACGTTCACGCTGTCGTCCGTTGCTATCGGCATCCCTGATCCAGTCTAAGGTTAGTCTCACATGGTCACTCTCGTAAATAGAGCCAAAGTCGGAACCTCTACTACAGGCACTGGTACAATCACACTTGGCTCTGCTGAGAGTGGCTACCAGACCTTTGCTGATGCTGGCGTGGTTGACGCTGATGTGGTTCGCTACGTCATTGAAGATGGCACCAACTGGGAGATCGGCACAGGCACCTATACGGCCACTGGGACTACGTTGTCACGCACGGTGCTTGAGAGTTCCAACGCTGACGTAGCTATCAACCTGTCAGGCTCTGCGGTGGTGTTTGTTGGGGCTGCGGCTGAAGACCTTGCGCCTGAGAAGGTTGGAACGATCACAGGCACAACTCTTGACCTGACTTCTGGTAACGTGTTCAGCTACACACCTACGGCGGAAACTACGTTTGTGTTTAGCAACCCCCCTACGACGGGTACTGCCTACGGGTTCACGCTTAAGCTCAATGGTGAATTTATTGATGGCGGCTATGACCTAGCTAATGCAGAGCCACCTGCTTATGGGAGGTTTAGTGTTGCTGCTCAAGAAGCAACTCCACAAGGTATCTTCTTCAAACCTGATGGCACAAAGATGTACGTTATTGGGTCTAATGGAGACGATGTTAACGAGTATGACCTAAGCACCGCTTGGGATATCACTACGGCTAGTTACCTTCAGAACTTCAGTGTTGCTGCTCAAGAAACAAGTCCAACCGGCATCTTCTTCAAACCTGATGGCACAAAGATGTACGTTATTGGGGCTTCCGGAGACGATGTCAATGAGTATGACCTAAGCACAGCTTGGGATGTAACGTCGGCCAGTTATCTACAGAACTTCAGTGTTGCTGCTCAAGAAACAAATCCACAAAGCATCTTCTTCAAGCCCGATGGCACAAAGATGTACGTTATTGGGATTACTGGAGACGATGTAAATGAGTATGATTTAAGCACCGCTTGGGATGTAACTTCAGCGTCTTACCTTCAGAACTTCAGTGTTGCTGCTCAAGAAACAAATCCACAAAGCATTTTCTTCAAACCTGACGGCCTAAAGATGTACGTTCTTGGGTCTAGTGGGGATGATGTAAACGAATATGATCTAAGCACAGCTTGGGATATCACTACGGCTAGTTACCTTCAGAACTTCAGTGTTGCTGCTCAAGAAGCAACTCCAACCGGCGTGTTCTTCAAACCTGACGGCACAAAAATGTACGTTATTGGGTATGCTGGAGATGCAGTCTTTTCCTACACCCTAAGCACAGCTTGGGACGTAAGCGCTGCCAGCTTTGACTATCCCACTGAAGGGTACTTCAATGTTGCTGCTCAAGAAACAAATCCAACCGGCATCTTCTTCAAACCCGATGGCACTAAGATGTATGTTCTTGGGTATACTGGAGACGACGTAAATGAGTATGATTTAAGCACGGCTTGGGATATAAGCACTGCGTCTTACTTACAGAACTTCAGTGTTGCTGCTCAAGAAATATTTCCGGCCGGCATATTCTTTAAACCCGATGGCACTAAGATGTATGTTGTTGGGACTAGTGGGGATGATGTTAACGAGTATGACCTAAGCACAGATTGGGATGTAACTTCAGCGTCTTACCTTCAGAACTTCAGTGTTGCTGCTCAAGAAACATCTCCACAAGGTATCTTCTTCAAACCAGACGGCACAAAGATGTACGTTATTGGGGCTAGTGGGGATGATGTCAATGAGTATGATTTAAGCACGGCTTGGGATGTAACGTCGGCTAGTTACCTTCAGAACTTTAGTGTTTCCGCTCAAGACACAGCTCCAACCGGTATCTTCTTCAAACCTGATGGCACAAAGATGTACGTTATTGGGTCTAGTGGAGACGATGTTAATGAATATGACCTAAGCACAGCTTGGGATGTTTCTACTGCATCTTACTTACAGAACTTCAGTGTTGCTGCTCAAGAAACAAATCCACAAGGAATCTTCTTCAAACCTGATGGCACAAAGATGTACGTTATTGGGATTGCCGGAGACGCAATATGGCAATACTCCACAGGCTTTGTCGGAGATGCGACCTTCACATACCCTGCGTCTGTCGAGTGGCCATCAGGTACACCACCTACCGCCCCTGCTGACGGTGAGACGGACCTACTGACATTCCTCACGCAAGATGGCGGCACAACTTACTACGGACGCTTGATAGGTGACAACTTCAGCTAAATAGGAGCTCCAAATGCACGTTAAGATCACAAACGACCAGCCCGTAGAATTTCCCTACACAATCGGGCAATTTCGTCGTGACCACCCTAAGACTAGCTTTCCTCGCATCATTCCTGACACGATGCTGAAGCGCCATCTGGTGCATCCAGTGATTGAACTGTCTAAGCCAGCCTATGAGCCGTTGGTACAAAATTTAGTAATGGGTGATATGCCTCACAAAGAGGTGATCCGTCTGAAGACAGAAGAAGATGCCACAAACCATATCACAGGCGAGGTAGACCAGTCTCAGGTAGGTCAGCCTATTCACGGTAATCGCTGGTTCATTGGCTACACGGTCGTCAATAGGCCACAAGATCAAGCAGAGGCAGCAGTTCGCAACCATCGTGACCAACTCCTGCAAGCAACAGACTGGCAAGCCCTAAGCGACAACACAATGAGCGAGGCAATGACAACCTACCGTCAAGCCCTGCGCGATGTGCCAGACCAAGGCGGGTTTCCGTTTAGTGTCGTCTGGCCCACCAAACCGTAGGAGTGACCAATGCTAGGTTTTAGCCCCCTCGCCTCTGCACCGCTTGCGGATGATGGGGTTACTACGCTTACTGCTATCACTACAGGTCAGCCCACTCTCCCATCTATCACGATGTCGGAAGATGAGACCTTTAATGCTGATCCTGTCACGGCTGGTGTCCCTACAGTAGGCTCTCCCGATCTTACGCAAGATCATTCCCTAATTCCCACGGGGGTCACAACGGGCCAGCCGACTGTCGGCCAAGTTGGCGCAACGCAGACGCACATCCTGACCGCAGCAAACATCACGACAGCGCCCCCGACATTGCAGGCTGCTGCGGCGTCGGTCACTTCGGTTCTGGCGGCTGACAGAATTGAGACTGGTCAGCCAACTCTGGGCGAGCCTGACATCGCCCAGGATCACGCTCTGATTCCCACGGGGGTCACAACAGGCCAGCCGACGGCTGCGCCTGCTGCCTGCGTTGTCAACGTTGCATTGCAGGCGGATTCGATCACAACGGGCCAGCCGGTTGTCGGCATGCTGTTGCTCAACCCCAGCGTTGGGCGTGCCATCCATGTGGTGACGGGCGCGCCAAACGTGTGTATAATCGCCGCGAACAAACCTAACCGCGCCGCGTGATTGTCGCGGGCGCAAACGAGGCAGCTTGATGACGACATTCACGATAAAGCAAAACGACACCAGCCCGGCGATGCTGGCCACGTTGCAGGACGCCGGCGGCGATGCGGTCAGCGTAAACGGAGGTTCGGTGCGATTCCACATGCGCCCAATCGGGTCAACGCAAGTGACGATAGATGAAGCCGCTGTCATCGTGACGCCGCTGTCGGGCTTGGTCCGGTACAACTGGCAGGCCGCCGACACGGCGACGATCGGTTCATATCAGGTTGAGTTTGAGGTGACATATGCCGACGCAACCGTTGAGACGTTTCCGAACGACGGCTACATTCGCGTTGAAATCATTGCCGACATAGCTTGAGGTTCTGCGATGGAATTTATTAAAACATTATGGCCGGTTGCTGTCGGCTTCGTTGCTTTCTTGGTTTGGATGATCCGGCTTGAGAGCAAGGGCTTGCAAAACGAACGCGAGATCAAGCGGCTTTGGAACCAACGCAAAGAGGACTTGGACGCAGCACGCGAGGACCGCAAGCGCATCCATGACGTCCTTGCGGAGATTCAATCCGACATAAAACAACTAATCGGGAAGGTTGGCAAATGATCCGCACATACGCTCACTATAGCAAAGTCCCGCCCGCCGAGTGGCCGTGGCAATCATTCAGCCCGCGCGAGATCGCCTGCAAAGGCACCGGCAAGCTGACCATTGACACGGAAGCAATGGACATGCTGCAACGCCTTCGCAGCAATCTTGGCAAGCCGCTGATCATCACGTCGGCCTATCGCAGCCCAGAGCATAACCGCAATGTCGGTGGTGCCAAGCGGTCAAAGCACATGGAGGGCATCGCCTTCGACGTGAGGATGGACAACCACGATCCGCATACCTTTGAAACGGCGGCCCGCGCGGTTGGCTTCACGGGCTTTGGTTATTATCCCAAGTCTGGGTTCATGCACATTGACACGGCGGAACCGCGTTCATGGGGAACACCTTGGCCGATCACGGCAACCACATGGCCTGTAGAGCCGCCCAGACAGCCTGAGCGGCTATCCGAGGACACGGACGCCAAAGCAGCCGCTGGGGCGGGTGTAGCAGGCGCTGTAGCGGTCGCTGCGGACTATCTGCCGATCTTGGGCCAGTTGGCTCCCACGGCACAGCTTGTGGCCGTTGTGGTGGCCGCTGCATTCATTGGCTACATGTTTTGGCGTCGGACGCCTTGAATGTTTCTGCGCATAAAAATTTGGCTTGCCGCCGCTGGTGCGCTTTTGATCGCTTTCGCCGCAACATACTGGCGCGGAAAGTCCAGCGTGGCCGCAGCCGCAAAACGTAGGGAGCTGGAAATC